AGGGCGCTTGCTTATAACTTAGCGGTAGAAATATCGAGCGAGTTTGGTATCGACCCGTCTGCGGTCGTGTTCAAGATCGCGGAGGACACAAAGGACCGGCTAGAAGCTGACATCTCCATCGACATCAGCGTGGATATGTCCGATCTAGCTTTCACATACAAATACAACATCATTGACGACCTATGAGTAGAGCCAACGTCAAGCTGGAGAGCAGCTACGACTCTACTCGGCTGGATGCCAACCGGCAGCAGACTGTAAACCTGTACCCGCACACGCTGCGCGGCTACCGGCAGGTTCCAGGGTATGTCACATTCGCCGACTTCCTAAGCACCGGAGAGGCGCTGACAGACTCTTTGGCGTCGACCATTACAGACGCCGACGGTAACGACGTAGAGGCCTCAATCACGCCAGGAGGCGCTGACAGGGGCATCATCGCAGAGGGGCCGAATCAGCTTCTGTATCAGGTGACGGGATCGTCGCTTTACTCAGTCGATACAGGGGGCAACGCGCTGTTTCTGGGCAACATCTCCAACGACCCCAACCCGGTGGTGATGGCGACCGACTCAACGCAGTTGATCATCTGCACAGGCGGCAACCCATCGGCCTATGTGTACACCGTAGCGGCTGGCTTGCAGGAGATTACAGACACAGACCTAGACACCACCAAGTCGGTGGCGTTTCTTGACTCACGCTTTATTTACGACCAGCCAAACGGCTACTTTGTGGCGTCTGCGCTGAATGACGGGACCGACATCAACTCCCTCGACTTCGCGCAGGCTGAGGCGCTTCCAGACGACATCAGGCGGGTTTTCTCGCTCAACCAATTGCTTTACCTGTTCGGTGAAAAGACAACTGAGGTGTGGTTTACGAGCGGCACAGGGCGTCCTCCACTAGACCGTCAGGCGGTGCTTCAACACGGTATTTGCGGCACTTACGCGGTCGACGCGATAGACGGGGCCATCTACTTCATCGACGGAAACCGTCGTCCTGGGGTGATTGTCGGCAGTCAGTTTTCACCGCTGTATGTTCCGGCGATTGGCGAGGCGTGGGCCAACTTCGGCGTGGATGACTTCACGACCGCAAGGGTGTCTTGCTACTCGCTGCACCAAGAAAACTTTGTCGACTTCATCTTCCCCGACCAGGGCGTGATCTGGACGCACCACGTTGTATCTGGATCGTGGTTCGAGAAGGACTTTGTAACGACCAACGTCGTGCAGGCCTTCAACCTAGTGCTGGCAGCACACGCAACCAACAAGAAGATCTACCGGCTGGATTACTCAAACTTCCAGCAGGACGGGTCGAACATGACCCGCAGGAAAGACCTGCCGCTCATCTCGTCTGAGGTGTTTGGGGTAGGCGGTGCAGAGATGGTCATTGACCAGATCAAGCTGCACGTTGAGACAAGCACAGCAACAGACGTGACGGTAAAGGTCAGCAAAGACCTGATCAGCTTTACAACGATCAACACCGTCTCGGTGAACGGCAACAAGACAATTGACATCAACGCGCTCGGCAAGTGCCGGGAGATCATCGTTCGCGTTGAGACAACCACCGACGCCAAGGTGGACATTATTAACGCGGCGATAGACGCCCAAGTTCTGAGAGGCTAAGTATGGGACAGCTCACACAAACAACTGCACAAGTTCAGGTCATTCTGGACGACGCTGATGCTGCAAACGTCGGCAAGACCTCGCTGACAGACAGCACAGACACTACGGCGGTTGCGGTACGAAAGAGCGGCTTCTACTCGCTCGGCGCGTCTAGTTCAAACGCGCCCTCAACAGACAGGGCGATACTCATCTCAGCGGTACGCGACACGACTGCAACTGGCGAGATCCGGTACGGGCAGGTGGCGATTACCGAGTCAAACGGAATGTGGTGGAACCGGGATGACGGGGGCACACTGGGAACCTGGTACGAAGCTGTTTCAACTGCCGGTACTCAAACACTAACGAACAAGACCTTAACGTCCCCGGTTCTGACCACACCTCAAATCAACGACACGTCTGCTAATCACCAGTATGTATTCGCAGTCAGCGAGCTGGCCGCAGACAGGACGGTGACGCTTCCTCTGCTTACAGGCAACGACACCTTTGTCTTCGAGGCGCATACGCAAACACTGACCAACAAGACGCTGACTTCACCTGTTTTCAACACGGGGGTAACTGGCACAGCGATTCTTGATGCAGACGATTTCACTGGGGCCTCTGCCACTACGCTTGCAACCTCAGAAAGTATTAAGGCCTACGTGGATAGCCGAGTGGGATCGTTTGACACACTCGCAGAGGTTTTAGCGCAAGGTAACACCACTGGGTCAACAAATATTGTCGTTACTGCTGGTCAGTCAATTACAACCGACACAATCGCAGAAACAACATCAGCGGCTGGCGTAACAGTCGACTCTCTGCTGATCAAGGACGGGGGCATCACTGCTGCTGGAACGTCAACCTTTGCCGGTCAGACCATCTCTGATCTTGGGACGGTGACAACTGCAAACATCGACGGCGGCTCTATCGACGGGACCACCATTGGCGCATCAACCGCTGCCGCCATTACCGGGACAACAATCACCGCAACCGACGACGTAACGCTTACTGGCGCTTCTTACAACGTAGTCTGGGACTCTTCAGACAACCAGCTTGAGTTTGCCGACAACGCTAAAGCAGTTTTCGGTGCTGACTCAGACCTTTCTGTCTACCACAACGGTTCAAATGGATTTGTTGAAAATGATACTGGTCTTTTAATTTTAAAGAATAATTCTGATGATAGAGATGTTGCCATCCAATCAGACGACGGCTCTGGTGGAATCGTTAATTATCTTTTGGCTGATGGCAGTACAGGCGCTTTGCGTGCTTACCATTATGGTTCATTAAAACTAGCCACAACCTCCACAGGCATCGACGTAACAGGCACTGTGACGGCTGATGGTTTGACACTTGGTTCAGAAGGCGACCAAATCAGCATACCAACGTCGTCTGGCAGTATTAGTGGGATTATCACGACTGGAGACACTATTAGCGGAAACGCTTTTGAGTTTAAAAACGGTAACGCCATAGTTCTTGTGTCTGATACAAACGACAGTGCAACTACAGGCGGTGTTGACGCAACTTTGATTGCACGAGGAAGCAGCGCAACAAAAACAGCTTTGTTTGATGCCAACGGCGACATCAGCTTCTACGATTCGGCTGGCTCCAGTCAAGCTCTGTTCTGGGACGCTTCGGCAGAGTCGCTGGGGATTGGTACTAGCAGTCCGGGCAGTCTCCTAACGATTGGTGATGAAAATAGCGGTTCTCAGGTTGCAAGAATTCAAGGCAAAGTAACTGGCGCATCTCAAACAGTAGCAACGCTAGAATTTAATCAGTTTACTAATGCTCCTGCTGAATTTCTTGGTGCCGCAATTAGCGCAGAGAGCGGATCAAATGGAAGAAATTCTAGCGAACTTGTTTTTAAGGTTTCGCAAAGTGCCAACACTGACGCTACTGAAGCTATGCGTTTGGATCGAAACGGCGATCTTCAATTATCTAACGCCACAGACAATATTATAAGAACAGGGTCAGATAGCAGCCGTCTCCGCATATTCGGCGGGAGTACAGAATCAATAAGTAATGGTGCTGCACTAACGCTTCAAGGTGTAAGTCATTCTGGAGGTAATTATGCTGACTTAGCATCTGCCGCTGGAGGGTATGTTAATTTTCGCATTGGATCATCAGATGCCATGCGTATCGACTCAAGCGGCAACTTGTTGGTTGGGACTACTAACGTTAATCCGGCGGCAAACAATGTAACGGGTCATGCCCTAAAAGCTGGAGGATTAGCCGAACACGCCAACTCTGGCGCTGTCGTAATGCGTCTAAATAGAACTGACTCTGACGGCAGTATTCTTGATTTTTATAAAGGCACTTCTACAGTCGGGAGTATTGGTACGTTAAGCGGCAACGCTAGTTTCGGAAGCGGTGATGTACACTTAAACTTTAACGCCACTAGTAATGTTATTGAGCCTATGTCCACCGTTTCTGGTGGAGCTTCTAACGGAGCAATAGATTTAGGAGGGTCGTTAAGACGCTTCAAAGACTTCTACCTGTCAGGCGAAATCTATAACGAAGCCGCTTACAACCAGACTACTGGTCTTGCTGCAAATATGTACGTCAACAGCGCAGGAAGATTCTTTAGGTCAACATCTTCTGAGCGCTATAAGAACTCTATCCAAGACGCAACGCATGGTTTAACTGAATTACTTACACTTCGTCCTGTTACATACAAAGGCAATGACGATGGCGATTTAGTCTTTGGTGGATTGATTGCTGAAGAAGTGCATGACGCTGGTTTAACAGAGTTTGTTCAGTACAACGAAGAAGACCAGCCTGATGCTTTGGCTTACGGCAACATGGTTTCACTGTGCATTAAAGCCATCCAAGAGCAACAAGACCTAATTGAATCACTAACCGCACGTATAGCAGCACTAGAAGGAGCTAACTAATGGTTACATGGACAATCTCAACGCTTGAACGCGAGCTATCTGACGGTGGTGTCATCGTCGCACACTGGCGAGCTACTGATTCTGAAACCGTAGGCGAAGGCGATGACGCTGTAACCTACTCTGCATCATCCTACGGCACTTGTGGCTTTACTTATGACGCATCTGCTTCTGACTTTACGCCCTATGACGACCTTACGGAGTCTCAGGTATTAGGTTGGTGCTGGGCAAACGGCGTTGACCATGACGCTATTGAAGCATCGATTGCAGCCAAGATTGAAGCTGACAAAAACCCAACTCAAGCTAATGGAGTGCCTTGGTAATGATCGACCTCTGGACAATCGTAAACATCTTCACCGCTGTCGTAACGCTGGCTTCTGCGGTTGCAGCAGTCACGCCTACGACTAAGGATGACGAGTTCATCGCAAAGTACCTCAAGCCAGTTATTGACGCGCTTGCGTTGAATGTCGGGAATGCTAAAAAGTGACCGACGACGAACGCAACCTCGCACTTCAAGCACTCCAAGAAATCGCTCGCCATGAGCGTGAGTGCGGGGAGAGATACGGAGAGGTTGTGGCTGAGTTAAAAGAACTCAGAAACTTAACAACAAAACACGCGGAACGATGGGAACGCCTTGCTTGGCTGGTCATCGGAACCGTCCTCTCAACAGGTATCGTTGCCTGGTCTAAATTGTTGTAAAAAAATGTTCGGTTTTGGTGCAGAGGCTGCCGTCATTGGCGGGATCATCTCTACACTGAAATCCTTGAACGACTCTCTATCGGTCGTGAAAGAGGCGGGCGCAAACGCCAGTCAATTGACAAATTTGGTTGGGAAGTACGCCTCGCTCGACCAGCAGATTCGAGACATCGAACGAGAAAAAACGGGCGTCTTGAGTGTGCGCGATGCCACTACCCTCAGGATGGCCAAAAGACAGGCCGCTAACTTCGAGCAGATGCTGAAAGATTCACTCTTGATGAACAATTTGGGTTCAGAGTGGAGAGCGTTGATGGCAGACGTTGAAGCTAGCCGCGCAGCTCACGAGAAGGAAGTTTTGAAGCTCAAGAAGCAGCGCAGAGAACGTCAAAAATTAATCAAAGAAATTGCCACCTACGTCACGATAGGCGCGTCTTGCTTGACGCTGGCTATGGGCGGGCTTTGGCTTTGGCTGCAAGTATTAAGGTAAATCATGACAACCAGAAGAATCAGAGACCCCAACGTCATCACAATGCCGGTCGACGTTGAGCCTCTGCGTCAGGTAGTCATTGACCACCACAAACTGATTAAACCCTTCTACTCCAAGCAAACCGCAGCCTACACAACAACCGGCAGCGCAGGCTTTGAGGTGGTCGACGTTGACTCATCCTCTAGCATTACTGTCAGCCTTCACCAGAGCCCCTCTGACGGGCAGCAGGTGACGGTCAAGCGAATGGGCAGCGGCGCGGTGACAGTCGACACAGCAGGCTCTGAGACGATAGACGGGGCCGCTTCTAAATCTATTTCATCTCAATACGACGTCCTCCGGTGCATCTTCCTCGATGCCGCTGGAGAGTGGGTAGTGATATGAGTTACGACGAATTTGAAAACCTCATAAGAAGCATTTTCGGCGGCATGTACACCAATGCCGCAAGATGGTTCGAGGACTTTTCAAGAATATCTGGTGACGAGTTCCAGAACTCTGCGACACAGATCGCGTTGCAAAGCCTGCAAGACGCAAAGATGGGCACTCTGCGCTTGCTGCAAAACGACGTGCTAAACCAAATTGAGTCAGGCAGTCAGTTCATTTCGATGCCGCCCTTGGTAGAAGAGCTGAGAAACGACCCGGCCCAAGCTGAAATCTACGGCTCAGTCATTGACTACTTCGACAGGCTGTTCAACGGGGATCAAGCAGTTGAGCGCGATGACATTCTTACAAACGACGAGTTCTTTGTTATAGGCGCAGGCCTAGCGTCTAACACGTCAACCTCTCCCAGCGGTGACTTTGGCTGGTCGGTGACTAACCAAGGACAAATTGATCGTTACTCAACGCTGAGAGACACCTATCAAACCGAGAGACAAGACTACCTTGAGAGAGCTGAGGTCTACGGTGACGCGCTCTTCGATCAACTACAACTCCAAGAAGGGTTGCGCGACGACTTCGACAACTGGTGGGA